CGGGATTCACGAGCCTCGTCACCTGATGCCATTGTTTGGTGATTTCGGGCCTGAGAAAGCCAAATCTCGCGAGGTGAGCGCATGACGACCATCAAGTCTTTCCTTCGCGTCCTCTCATGCTTCGCGGCGATGATGGAGTGCGCCGCGCTGGAGCCGTCCACGGTTGAGTTTCAGATCGGGGGTGTGCAGTGAGCAAGCAGACGAAGCTGACGAAGGAGGCGCGCGGGCGGGATTGCACCGTGCGCCTGCCTGGTTGCCCGAACGACACCGATACCACTGTGTTGGCCCACTACCGATTGGCGGGCACATGCGGCATGGGGTTGAAGCCGAACAACCTGCAGGGTGCATGGTGCTGTGTCTGGTGCCATGACCGCATCGACGGGCGTGCACGGCACGAAATGGCGCGCGCTGAAATGCGCCTGTACCACGCCGAAGGCGTCATTCGCACCAATGCCACGCTGATCGCTGAAGGGAAGGTGGCCGCTTGAAGCCTGTCACGCTCAAAGCGTTCAAGCCGAAGGTGGCACGCGCAAAGCCGATCGACTGGGAGGGCATGGAGCAGAAGGCCCTTCTGCTTGAGCTGGCGCTGCGTCACCCGGCCGCCGCCAAGCTGATCTTCCATGTCCCCAACGGCGGGCATCGGCACAAGCTGGTTGCCATCGAGCTGAAGAAGCAGGGCGTGAAGGCGGGCGTTCCTGACCTCGTCCTGCCGATGGCCCGCGGCGGGTATTTCGGGCTTTACCTGGAGTTCAAGGCCACGCCGCCGCACGACTCGCCGGTTTCCCCATCCCAAGACGCCTGCCTGCACGCGCTCATTGAGCAGGGGTATCTCGCGATTGTCTGTCGCGGCCGTGCTGACGCAATGGAAGCACTCGACGCATACCTCAAACTTCCTCGCACTCAGGTGGCCGCATGACCGGGACAGCAGCAGTCAAAATCACCGATCCAGAAATCAAACGGCAGGCCGCTGGCACGTTGCGCGATCTGCGGGATACCGAAAACCGCGGGCTTTACCTGCGTTTCACCCGTGATCGTGCACGGGCATCGTGGTACCTGGTGCGCAAGGGCAAATGGAATCTCGTTGGCGCTTTTCCAGAGCTGAGCGCCAAGCAGGTTGTTGCCGCGCTGCCGGGCATTCGGCTGCGCCTCGAAGCTGGCGCCCGTTCGAATCTGTCGAAGTGGGTCACGACGGGCGAGCTGCTGGATTGGTACGCCGACCGCATGGCCCGCGACCGTAGCCTGTCGAGCAAGCGCAAGAAAACTGGCGCCTCGTTGATCAAGTGCCACCTCAAGCCGCGACTGGGCGACTTGCCGCTGACCGCCGTCGACAAAGCCACCTTGGACGAGCAGTTCATGTGGCCGGCGCAGGAAACCATCGGGATCGATTACGTGCGTTCGGCGTTCCAGTTGCTGGCCCTGGCATTCCGCCAGGCCTTCAAGCTTCGGCTGATTGCGGCCAATCCGATGAAGGACATCAAGTTCAGCGACTTCTCGAAAGCCAAGGTGGGCATCAAGCCATCGCGTCTACGTGTCACCCAGCTGCAAGAGTTGATCACCCGCTTGCTGGCTGCCATCGAGGACGCGCCCTCTGACGGCATGCTGGCGCTGATGATGCTCTGCCACGGCACGCGCATCGGGGAGACCCGGCAAGCGCGCTGGTCCCATATCAGCTTGGCCGAGCGCGAGTGGTTCATTCCGGCCGAGCACACCAAGACCGGTGTCGAGCATCACCTGCCGCTGACCGAACAACTGCGCAACGTGCTGATCAGTTATCGCGAAATCCAATCGGCCCGCGGCTACCAAGGCCAGTTCCTGTTCCCGTCACGCAGCGGCAACGCACTCAGTGAAGGGCAGGCCAGTGCCGTGTTCGTCCGGCTGGGGCAGGGCGAGTGGACCAGCCACGACCTGCGCAAGGTGGCGCGCACTGGCTGGGCAGATATCGGCATCGATCACCTGATTGGTGAGCTGCTGATCAACCATGCCATGGGCCACAACGTGAAGGTGTACATCCAGTCCGACGTCATGAGCCGCAAGCGTGACGCCTTGGAGAAGTGGCATGCGCATCTAGATTCAAAGGGCTTCGACCGTATCAGCACCTTGACCGGCTTTAGATCGGGAGATTTTGGTAATTGCCCACAAGCCACGTCGGATAAGGGCTGCGACCATCTTCCAGAATCAACCATAGGCGAGGTTTAAAAATGATGAAAAAGAGCCATGGTCCCGCCTTTCGGAAGGAATTGATGAGGCTGATGGAGTGCGGAATCTGTCGCGGCACCACTGTCACCAGCGGCACGTTCTATCAGCTGGATTGCGAGGCCTGTAACGCGTCGGGATGGGTCTGCGCCGAAACAGGTGAGCCCTTGCCTGCCGGGGTGATGGTTCAGCAGTTGAGCATGAGACTTCGCAACATCACCGCCGAACTCGCCCGGGCGAACAATCGCGGCACAGATGCACAGAACAACCGCCGGGGCGCCGGCGGCTCGCATTACACCGGCGACTGACCGGCACGACTATTTTGATTGGGGAGAGCAGCACATGAAGTTGATAGGAGCTCGTCAGGCCTGGACCGATTCGCAGCATGAGTCCGGAGCCTCAATCTCAGCGGTCGCTATCGAAACGGCCAAGTCAGGCATCAAGAAGAGCAAGGCGCGCATTCAGCGGCGCGACTCGCTCTTCCCGGCAATGGGCCCCGAGGAAAACGAAAAGGCTGGCCGCTTTCCTGTGCTGGGGCAGCGCATCAGCATCAGTGAAACGCGGCCAACGTCTGCCGGTCGATCCACTGCGCGTGCCGCCCACCTTACAATGATGGGTAAGTTTCAGCGCGCGATCGCCACGCTGCCGTTTCAGGTGCAGCAGTTTGGCCACTATATGTACTCGCCGATTCCAAACATGCGCTACGTGATGAATGCCGTGCTGTTGATCGCCACTCGTGCCGAGTTGTCGGAGCTGACCCCGCTGCGTCGTGCCCGTGCGCAGTATCTGGTGACGGCCGCTCTGCAGTCATTCAAGTGCGAGGTTACCGGTGCGTCGGAGTGGGGTCCGGCGCGCGTAGCCGAGGAGATGAAAGCCTTTTACGGTCTCGCAGTCGACCCCAATAACTGGAATCGGGACTGGAAGCCAACTTGGGATCTGCTGAAGGCAACCATCAAAGAAGTGGATATCGAAGCCCAGCAGCCACTTTGGCAGGTAATACACGCGGAGAATGAGGAGGGCGCAGCATAAACTCTTGCGTTGAATGGGAAAGGCAGATACATTTCCCATAGTGCGAAAGTTACCTCAGCCGCACATCAATTCCGAACCCGGCCCCCTCGCCGGGTTTTTTGTGCCCGCTCATCCAATTGTGGGCACGACAATTTCTCGTCCGTCTCTCACCTTATATGCGCGGACGTTCTGCGCCGCAGACGAGGGGATGATTATGGGCATCGAAGACAATGGACCGGAGAGCGCTTATCCGGGCCCGGCTGAGCCAGGCAGCGAAGAGGAAACCTACCCTGATACCGAAGGGGAAGAATCCGCAGATCAGGTAGGCAATCAGAGCGATGACGTTGATACGCCGGATAGTCCCCCGGTCGACGAAGCTGAAGAGCCGTCGCCAAGGTAGTAGCGTTTAATCCGATAGAAGTTAATTGAGCCCCGCCATCGAGCGGGGCTTTTTCGTTTTCGGCTCACCCACGCCCATCGCCCCGAGCTGGGAGTGCTGGTGACGCCGACTCATTCCCTGTGCTGCTTCAGTACGTTTTCCCCGTCATCTTGAAGACCGTTTACTCAGGCTGACTCGACCGACAGCGAAATACGTTTGCCGAGTGATGCCAACGCAGTTTCGATCTGCTCCATTTTCGATGTGTGCAGAAAATCGACCAGTCGATCACCCTGGGTCTGGCTGACGCCGAGCGCGCGGCAGAGATCGGCTTTGCGCATTCCGCGTTCCATCATCACGTTCCACAGAGCAATCTTCGCTACTGTTACCGCCGACAGGTAAACCACGTGCTCGCCATCGAGCGGTGGAGTAGCTGCTGGGATAGGTCGGCGCTGATCAACGTAGATTGACAGGGTGGTTTCAATACCATCGATTGCCATACTTTTCGCGTGCTCAAGGTCATCGCCGAAGCTGTTGAACTCCGGCAGATCACGGCAAAACACCGAGAAGCCTGGCACTGTGTCTTTTTCAAAACGAACTGCATAGTCGTACATCATTACTCCTCGGAGGTGATCGTTCAGCACTCAGATAGGCGAAGGGGGCTCTCAGAGCCCCAGTTGTTTTATGATCGCCTTGCGGGTCGGTTCTGGCATTTCCTTGCTGCCGTGATCCGCGAAGGTGGTCTTGTTGCCGTTTGGGGCGGTGACTTTAAAGTGGCTTCCTTTGCCTGCTTCGAAGGTCACCCCTTGGGCTCTCAACCATCGTCTGAACTCGCTGAACTTCATCACCTCGCCTCGTTGTTTGGGTGAGGCCATTCTACAACATATCTGTTGTAAT